TGTATCACGAACCTGACCAAAATCATCAATTAGTGTGACAGCTTGATCTTGATATCTGTCCCAATATTCTTGTTCATGCATTCGAGCATACAAACAGTTGTCAATCGCTTCCTGAATTTGTGCGTTTGTCATGTCTGGAGTGATCTTCTTTGCATGGGCCAAAACGGTTGAGCCAATATGATACAAAATTGATGATTTTCCAACACCAGAGCCACCAGTTAGCATAAGTACAACAGGTTCAATTCGATTCTTCAGTGAGGCACCGTGCAAATTACAAGCTCGTTGATATAAATTAACGATAGGTGCTTGTATTTTGTCCAAAATTGCCACAATGGAACGATTTGTTCGATATGCAATTCTCATTGCCATGTATTTGTTGTACATGCTTTCAACTTCAATGGAAATTTCTGGTTTATTCATCATTTCTGCACGCTTGGTCATATCAAATGTTTCCAATACAGCCATAAGCTCTTTGAGATCATTTGGTACACTTTCTCCTTCGCCAAATCCACAAAAATCAATTCCAAACTGTGTGAGAATAGTTTGAAAAATATTTCCAAAATTTTCAGACAAGCGTGATGCAGCTGTAACCAATTTTGAGTGTGCATCAAGGCGTTTGACAAAATCCAAATAAGCCTTCTCCTGAAAAGCGAAAGTTGAACAACCACACATAAGAGCAGCTATGACAAATGAAATAGTCATAAACGGGTGTTGGGAAAAACCTTGAACGTGAGCAACGCCTGCAACATTGATTTGCACTGTTGGAACGAACCATTTTGCAACAGACCAAGTTATAGACATCACAGTGATGAACTTTGCAGCTTCAGCAATGTAAGTATTTGAAGAAAACATCATTCCAGCCATGAAAATTGAACGTCCCAAAAACTCAAAAGGAGTCAAAGCCAAGAGACAATATATTACAAAGAAACCAAGAACAAAGAGTAAATCTTTATATCCAATAGTACTTGTAATCATGTTTGAAGCTGTTGACGCAAAAGTCCAAAGTTTTTGAGCTGTTGAGCAAAATGATTTCACAGCCGAAATAACGTTAGCAAAGCTTTCAGTGACAAATTCAGCAACAGAAACTGTTCCATCCTTGAATTTTCTTGCCAAACCTGCAACAAATGCATACATCGTTTCAAAGCTTTCAACTTTTGATGGACAGGGAGAACTGAGATCAATATTGAGAGCTTCTGACATTTCGAAAATTTCTTTAAAAGGTTGAAGACTGGCTTTATCGTTACATGCAGCAGTCAAGCTAGTAAAGGATTCGAAACGTGCAATACGTTTGTCATGCAATTCGCGCATCTTAATGGCAAGGAGTCGTGCGTTTTCACGTTCTCGAGCAATAATATATCGGGGAGTCGAGCAGAGCTGCTTAGCATTTTGGTAAGTAGCTCTCAGGGCGGGTGAGGGGGTGAGTTTTGAGGAGTTTGAGTTTATTTTTGAGAGAGTAGTCATTCTTGCGGCTATCTGTCGGGCAATATTCTGCAGCATAGGCTATCTAGAAAAGCGTCGTGATTATTATTGGAAACCTAAAGTAAACTTATAGGGAATCAACATTGCGTCTTATATTCTAGTACTATTCCGGTTCTTCCGTTTATAGTAAGCGCCATCAGGGCATGCATTTTGCGTCCCGAGCGAATTTGATAATTCAACAAGCTAAATAAATAGCATATTGAGGCCAGTGGAGTTCCTTGATCAGTATCGGGCGGGGTAAAACTTTTATTCCAAAATATTTTTGAAAAGGGGGGGGTTAGCACCACTTCACAGGGACAACCGTATGTAGAGTACAATATTTAAGATCCAATATAGTTATAATATGCCAGTCTTTCGGTCAAATATGCGGTGAGTGTGCTAGTTTCAGTCGCATAAAGAGCTAAGTGTCTACCATATTATAAGTGTCTTCTCTTCACTTAGTGATTGTAGTCAAACATACGCCTGTATGGACTGAAATGTTAAAATCGTGTAGGGTATACC